AAGATTTGCATAACGCACATATAGTTCCGCTTCTGCCGAAACATTCGCGCTGAGTTCATCCTTATATGGAAACTGATGCACAGCTTCTCCAACACTCTTTCCGTAGGCGCTGGGGCGAACTGGAATCTTTGCGCTCGGATTATCACTATTAATATCTGCTTCGCGGATTCTGCTAGGATCATATAAAGTACGGTCCATTACTAGTCTGCGCTTGCTGGCGATGTTTGCGTTCATTGCAGCTGATGCTAAATCCTGGAACGGAATTACATTGCTCGCTAGCGATTTAGTCTGGTAGTCTAGACCATCCTCCATCGGCTGACCAAAGATAATCGGAAGCATATCGTGCGCGTTAGTGCAGCGCTCTGCTTCGATTAGCACTTGATTATTCACGATGAGGAATCGCCAGATTTGGGGAGAGTTTTCTTGAGGAACGTAGAGATCGAAGTCTGCGGGTATAATGCGCGCATAAATCTTTGTAAGATAGTATACGTTCTGATACTGAATCTTGCTTCTTGCTAAATCTGTCGCCCAAGCCATCCAATCGAATGAACCAAGCTCGCTGGGACTAATCATTGCATACGGATTAATGGTAGGAATGTAATATCCAATACTTTGAGATCCGGTCGTGCTGGGAGTTTCTTGACCGCCGGACTCCAATGCACGAACAGCGACGGATTGTGGTATCTTGTTAAAGCGAGAATTAATCAGCCGCTTAAGTTGGATTCTGCTGAGTAGTCGGGTGTATCCAGCAAACTCACCTTCCAGGTGCATTACTGCTGGGGAACAGCGAGCATCGAAGAATGTATTGTATAGATCCATTCTTCGGAGACAGTTACCTTTCCAGACTATTTCTTTTGGCTTTGCAGATTTATCCGCCATCTGCTCGCCTGCTTCAAATCCTGGAGTTGTTATTTGATCCCACTCTACTTCTATTGCTTGCAGATTGTATTTAAGTCCATCCCGAAAGAACATATTAAGATGCCTACCCCAACCTGCTGTAATACTGTTTTCTGCAATAATTGTTTCCATCTGCAGCGCTGCATCATCGAACTCTGGTGCGCTACCTACACCAAAGATTGGATATCCAGTAAGAAAGATTTCATGCAAATACGCCAACGCTGTTTCCACCTGCGGCATTACTACAGGAACAGTAACATTAGTGCGCTTGGTTTTATCTCCTGCCATTACTGCCATTTTTGCTTTTATATTCTCTGCTGTTGCATCTCCCTCGCGCTGATACTCGCGATCTATGTATTCCAAGTTCTCTCGAATACTAAACTGCGAATAAAGGTACTCCTGTGCTCTGCGCACGTACATTACTATGTTCTCTGCAATCTTCTTGTTATGTATCGGAAACGGTGTTGAGCCTGTAGCCATAGTTCCCTCGTTAGAACTGACAGTTAACTGCCACAACTGTTGAGTTTTCGTATTCTTGGTTAATAATCTCACCTTCAATACTCATTAAATGACCATATTTTTCCAGCATTTGCGGTGCATACCCAAGAATATCAAGAATTCCGTCTACATTATCTCGCTTCAGCGGATTCCAACCAGTAAGTTGACCGATTACGCTGCCTTTGACCCGCGGATGAAGTAACATTTCGCGTCCGCTAAGCATCTTGATTCCATCAGTAATCCGTTTGCTCTTGCTAAAGCTGCCGCTGTGTAGTTCCACGAATTCGATTCCAGCAATACCAAGTTGTTTACAGATAAACTCAAACCAATAAAGCAGTGATGCTTGATATGCAGTAGACTCTACTCCGATAAGTGTTGTATTCGTTTTAAGTGCTAGCAATAATGTGTGTTTAATCGTATCACCCGGACTAAGACTATCTTCTATGAGATGCATCAGCGCCGGTACTGAGTCGTATACGTTAAACTGTCCTATGGTTATAAGATCGCTGCCAACTTTCTTAGTTGCTGGATCTATAACAATAAACTTACCTTGAGGACTTATTACTGTTTCATCTATTAACCACTCATTCAACGCTAATAGATCTGCACGAGTATGGAGTTTTGCGTTCTCATCGTTGAGTACTTCAGCTGCAAATACTTCCTCGTGCCCCATTGCAATATCATTATCTAACTCGCTTAGCAGCTGCTCTAACGGCTGTAACTCTTCCCACAACGCTGTACCATCTGTGAGAATAGCACCGCATATGAATTTAATCCAGCGGGGATTCTTCTTAAGCTTACGCAGTATGCTATAGGGTGTTGGAAACATATTACCAACAAAAATATACAGACAGCCATGAGGAGATTTAGCTTTCATGGCGGTTCCAACCATCCACCGCTCTAGCGTGTTACTTTGAACTTTGCTATCCGCACATTCCGCTGTTTGGATATCTTCAAAGATCATTACATCCGGGCGTTCATTCTTTAGATTTAGCCCCCGCAATGATCCTTCAGCTCCAATTGCTGCAAGAATAACCGTTCTGCCTCGAAATGTAAACTTCTTTGTGTCCTGTGTATCCTTTTCCAGCCCTACGCGCCAGTCACCAAATGTCTTTTTAACATTTGGCTCGTTGAGCATATCTACTACGTCTGCAATAATGTTTTCTGCAAGACTGGCGGTACTGCTAATTACAAGAATAAACTTCTTTTGTGTAAACAGTATGCAGTATAGAACAAATAACTTAATAAGTGTAGTTTTTGCATGTCCGCGAGGAATACCAAGCGCGAGTTGAGTAAAATCTCGCACTTTACCGGAGCTATCTACAAGGAGTTGCCATACAGCAAGAAGTAATCTTGGGAAAAAATACTGAAATACTGCAGGCATTGCAAAAGCGGCAAGAAAGTTTAGATTCGTTCTAGCTGCTTCTACTACATCTTCATGCTTAAAGTTTAGATCGTGTACTTCTGAATCTACTGCAACCTGATCTTTCTTAATTGTAGCGCGTTCCAGTGCCTCTATCTGCTTACTGTGCTCGTCTATTCCTAATGCTTCTTCCCACTTATTAGTTCCAGAAGCTCCCACTATTTTGGCCTTTGATCAAGTTGCAATCTTACACTGAGCAACAAAAGCTGCGCACGTTCGATATCCTTCCGGCGTTCCGCCGAAGAGGTAACTTTAGACTGCGGCTTTTGAGGAAGCTCCTTCAATAGGCGCTCCAGCTGTTTCGTGAGCGGGTCCATTGGATGATCCAATCTGTTTTCTCAACCTATCCTTTAGTAGTGTTTGAAGCGGCATTGTGATCGTTGGCCGATCATCTATCTGCACCACTTCCCCAGTTGCGTTTGTTGTAAATGCTACTCTTGCTGCTTCCGGTAATGTGAGTTGTACGATTTGCTGCGTAATATTTATTGCTGCAGAACTTCTTGCACCTCGGCGTTTTGCATTATTGATTATTGCAAACGCTCGCATTATGTCCGTTGTTTTCGTCATATACTTAATATTCTCTTGTAGCTTTTCCAGTACATCATCTTCCAAGCTATCAATCTTTTGATCCCTGGCGCTTGCTTGTTGCAGATGCTGCATACGTAAACTAAGAACTTGCGTACGAAATTCATCCTCCATCAGCAGTTGGCTGATGTAGCTAGGATCACAGCCTAGCGTTGTACTTACTTCGGTTGGTCCAAGTCCGGTGCCAAGAAGTTGCAGCGCTCTACTTTTATCAATCATATTCCGGTTGGGAGTTGCGTCTGGAGCGGTCCTCCAGCAGCAATCAGTATATGCTAGTTTCGCTGGCTGTACACGTAGGGATCAGTGGCTATTGTTGCTTCCATCAACTTTCAGCTTATGATAAAAATTTTTTAGGAAATTATCGGGGATGTTTAAGGATTCGCGGTTGCCGTTGACGTAAAAAGTTCCTACCCCCTCTCATCGCCGTGCAACATGCATCTTCCATCGGCTAGCTATATCCTCTGATGCAATGATACAGAACCAAAGATGCAGTGGCAGTTGACCTAACAGACGTAGATAGAGAGATGCAGTTGATGTATATCTCTCTATCTGCGGCTGTGCAGTTCAGCTATCAGCGATAAGCAGCTAACTATCACCTATGCTGCATTGTATCAGGCGACAGTTAGCTGGGAGTTTGTAGTTCTCTCAAACGTATTACGACAGCTTGTTCCTATCAGCAGGCGTCGTGCTCAATCTTCCTGCATTGTATGGAACACGCTGAATACTACCAAGTGTTCGACCAACAGCTGGACGAATCACTTCATCAACGCGGACGAATTGGTGGAATTGCTGTGGATTCTGAGCAACAACAGTGCCTCGAAACCAACTGTGTTCCACATAGTCGCCAACATCGAAGTGTGTTGCAGCGAGCGTGAGCGAGACTGTGCGAATTGCCATGATATTCTCCAAGTGGATAGAATTGATGGATGAAGCGAGTGCAGCGAGCTACAGCCCCATCAATTCGGGCTCTTTCTCCACGAGGTGAGCAGTAACCTTCGCGGTTAATGCTTTATACATGCGAGAGTCCTTGTTCTCGCACAGCTCCAGCACTTTCTTCAGCTGTCCAGCAACAGTCTTGCTCATGCCTGCGCGTGGAGCAGCAAGGCCGATGATTACGCTCTTGTATTGCGTAACTCCAGCAGCAAGCTTGGCAGATTCAGCTTGTGATGGAGTGTTGGAGAGTTTCATCACGTTGGCGAGAGTGAGAGTGAGAACATCCGCGAGCGTTTCATCGAACCATTCTTCGATGCCATCCTTGGTGAGCTTGCCACCAGCAGCGTTGGCAGCAGCGAACAGCGCAACTGCTTCGAAGTTGATCTGACTCTCGTGGACACTGATGAGATTCTTGTTTTGATCGAGTGCCTCAACCACGAGTTTGCGGATGACTGCATCCTGCAGGTCTTCGAATGCTTCTTGCAACGCATCCTGTAATACCTGTGGAGTTACTGCAACACGCAGCTGTGGAATGGAGATGCAGCGAGCATCAGGCTTCTTGTAGTTGGGATCGAAATCCTTGTTGGCCATCTTGATGCCATTATCACCTTCAATTTCCGCCTCAGACTTGGACTTATCCGTCTTGAAGGTGATAACCGAAAGACGATGGTCAGTGCGCGGCTTGTTCTTTCCCGTATAGAGTTCAGCGGTATAGAATGCAACAGCATCAGAGCCAATGGTGGTTGAATCAGCAGTCATTTGATACTCCTAATTGGATTGAATGAGTGTGGTTACTGCAAGGTAGTTACTTCTGCTGCGTAGGTACGAGTCGAAAGTCGTAACCTATCAACGAAGATGCAAGTCCGTCTGATTGGGTTACGAAGCTCAGAGATGCAGTGTCCTCTTCTCCGTCGAGAAGTTCCACGAAAGCCACCTCGATCATCGCGCGTGTGCGTTGTGGGAGTTGCGTTGGCGTTGTGATTACTATGTGCCATTCCATATTACCTCGCTTTTCGCTGCGGAATTGCAGCGCATAGCATCCAATATCGTAGATGCTATACGATCAATCACGGACGTATGTAACCCAAACGAACAGCAGCGAGCTTTGCCAGCTCACTTGCAACATCCTCACCGTAGAGATTTACCATACGATTATACCACCAGATTGTTTGCTGAATTTTCATTGGCATACTCCAAAGTAAAGTGCAAGCAGAACGCTGGCCCAAGCACCAGCAGCAACAAATGCCCAGATGATTGTAGCTAATTCCTCAAGCTGTCGTGGACTCATGGTTTTACTCCACCAGTCTTGATGGCCCT